GTGAATTCTCCTTGAATTCTTAGGATTTGCCATGCGTCATCTGCTTTGTTTTTCATTATAATTTAATTTATTCGTTAGGATAATCTCTACCCCACATATGGCGTGTGGTTTCAGCATTTACAATTACATTTTCAGTTGGATGTTTTGCTAAATTAAACTCTCCATCAAAAATCCAAGTATATGGAATTCTTTTTGTAGGTGATTTAATGCCATGACTAATTGCTATGTGCTTATAAAAGAAACATGTTTTATCTTCTACGTTTAACATCTTTTGACTAGTCATTGGATTATTAGGGTGATTAGCTAAAATATTCATTTGTTCCAACCAAGACTCTGCGTATTTATTTTCTGCTATAAATTGACCTTCTTTATCGATAGAATATTTTACTTTACCATTTAAATTAGGTCCACCAAAGATTTGCATCATACCATCAAAGTGACCCGTACCACCGAATAGGATTGATTCGGGATCTACTAAATCTGGTCGACTCATCGCAACATATCGTGCCGTGTTTTTACATGGATACAGTGGTGATCTAAATCCTTGATGTTCTTTAAAATAAGCTTCTAATAATTTAGCAAATTCCATCATCGTATATGGTCTCTCTAAGTCTTCAAGAATATGAACCATATCTTTCGCTGCTTTTTTAGGACCTTCTAATAACCAATCTTTTACTTGAGTGCCTTTAGGGTAATAAATCTGAAATAGATCATTACGTGCATGTCGATTCTCTTTAAAGTGTTCACGTGTCTTTTCTTCACCATCATTGATCAATTTCATAATAGTTCCCCAATGTTCATTACTAAAAGAGAAAATAATTGTATAATACAAAAGTTTTTCTAAATCAGTTTCGTGTTGCATCATATAGCAATATGGATGTTCATGCCAGTGTAGTCGGTGGGAAAATATTTGATAATCTTCTAATAACAATTGATCTTGTCGTTTATCAAATTCATGACAAAATTCAAAGAATTTATCAAAGCGCTCTTCTTGTGTCCAATCCTTCATCCAACTTTCTTTTGGCTTACCATTTTTCATAGCAATATCAGCTGTGTTTGGATATAGTATATTTTTGTAATTGCTCATTTCTCCTTCGAATTCAAATAATTTATTTTGTAGAAAATCTACATTTTTAGAGCCAGTTTTGGGATTGAATTCAATCTCACATTGAGGATCTCTAATTAAGTCTTGATTACTCATAACGATTTAACCATTTTTTTATACTCTTCTACTGTTAAGCCAGCAGATTGCAATATCTTGTCATCTGATGGGAATGAAGTCATACCATTAAATGTTTTGACTAGTCCAAGATCTAACATTGCTTTTTGACGGCCAAATGGATGATCTGTAATCGAAGATGAATTCCACAAAGTGTCCATATCGATATGTGCATAGTCTGCACCTGGTCTTAAGTAGTTTTCGATCCATCTAATAAAGTCACATGCAACATCTTCTGCATTGTATGGTAGTGAACCAGTGTCCTCATAAATCTTAGTCATTACTGCATCTAAAAAAGCCTCTGACTTTTTACCACCACCTTCGATTGGATCTGCAAGATAACCAATACATTCTACTGCATTCGTGCCATAATAGAACATTGATTCTCTATTCATGAATTCTGGATACCAATCACATACATCTGCAATGACTGCAGCATATTGGAATCTATAAGCTCTTAAGCCATTATCAGCATTCCACTGAAACATCCATTCACCAAGTTCACGTAAATCTTTTTTACCACCCTGTCTTAAATAGTTTGCCATGTCTCTGGCCATTCTTGGTGCAAATTCACATAAGAAATAATCTCCACCTCGTTTGTAAACATATTCTGGCTCTGTGAAGTCTGCCATACCAACGAATACATCTTCATTAACTTTTGGTGCTGGTGGTGTTGGAAAGGCAGGAAATTGGTAACCAACTGAAGTGTAAAACGGCGTTGGGTGATATTTGATCACTTCACACATTTCTTCAATCGTTTCACACTCGTGTAAATTGAACAGAATAGTATTGTGGTACCCTGAAGGTTTGGTTGCATAATTAATCGCAGATCCACAAACTCTATGTAAAATAAAAATATAGAGCCATTCTTCTAGACCAAATTTATCTCTTTTACCTGTCCAATTTTTAGCCACTTCTTCTCTTTGTGGAAATACATTACCTGCTTGCATATGTTCCCAATATGGATGGTCTTGAGTCCATCCATAAAAACAATCATTTATAATTTGACTAAATCCAGCATATTTGCGTTCTACTACATCATATAATTCTATATGGTGCATTAGTTCATCGCCTAAATTAGATTCAGCATGAGGAATTTGACCCAAGTTACTTGAAATTTGTTGCTTATTAGCTAAATCAAAGTATCTTAAAAATTCATCGTAATATTTGGTTGTTTTAATTTTCATTTTTTGAAATTATTTCCCATGTAAAAGCATCTCTGTTCCTTTGATATTGTGACATAGACCAATCCAAATCACCCGTAGTAATTTCGATATCATATGCTGCATTTTTAATATTAGTTGGAGTGATTCTAATATTGTAAGTAGTTGTAAGTGACATATTAAAAAAGTGCTAAAGTTTGTTTAATTAATTTTTTGTTAGGTTCATTCTTTACCAAATCCCAACGATAATACTCTCGTGCGATGTGAACTGATTTAGGTTTTTCCATTACATCGAATGTTAATTCTCCAAGTGTATTGAAATAAACATCTGGGTGTTTATATGCTTGCCAACCGTTTCTTTCACACATTTCATCGATACCTGCATTGATCTCTTTAACTAATGCTGTTCTTTGTGCCCAAGTTCCGGTGAACGGTGTGCCTTTATAATAACCTGTTTTTGGTAATGATCTACTTTCGTTTTCAATAGGAAGTGTATGAACTACTTCGATTTCTTTGACACCGTTTTCTTGAAGTTTTAAAAGCTCAGCTTCATAATTTTTTAAAAGTGTTTTAACTGCTGCAGATGGATTATCTTGTCTCATTAAATGGTGACGAACATCTATATTACCCATATAAACTCTAAGAGACTCTATCCATGGATATACATAACTATCAAGTCCTCTTTTAAGTGCACCGTGCATAGTCAAACCATCGTAGCGTTGGGTCATATAACCGGGTGTATATTGACTAAAAGAGTGACTATCACCAAAACAAAGTTTAGTAGTTTTCTCGATTGAATCAATTTTAGGAATTTCAGTTGCACAAATCTCTTTAATCCTTTCAATTTTATCTTCGATAGTTTTAAATAAATCTGTACCAGTGTGAAGTCTTTGTTGAACCATAGTACCAACACATGGCATATCATGATGTAGACTAAACATTTTAGTCTTACTAAAAATTCTCATCACTTGATGATATAAATCGTCATTAGCACCTCCAAAAATATTGAAAGTACCTTTAAATTCCATACCATGTTCGATTAAAATAGCATCAAATTGATTCCAATCAGTTTCAGTATTAGTAATTACTTCTACATTTTCAAAACCAGCATTTAAACATTGATTTGCTAAGTGATAAGCCCATCCAGATTTATGTGAACTGGTTTTAGGGCTTAATTTACCAACTAGTGCTGCGATGCCTATTCGAGACGACTTGTCGGTAATATAGTCTGAAAGATAATTTAATTCTGCCATGTGTTAATTATTTAAGTGGATCTTCGTCTTCTGCGTAACCGTGTTTTACAACATAATTGTCTAATGCACCTAAATATGCAACAGCGTCTAATAAATTATCTTGTTTATAGTTATATGAATGACGACTTAATTTTAAGGCAACTAGTGCAGCATACATGTCAGAACCGTTAAGTTCTTTACCTGTCATGCCGTTAAAGATCATTGCCGCTCTACGCATACCCTCTTCGAAAGGACCGTACATGCGTTCTTTTTCTTCTGATCGCTCATTGACGATCTTATTTGCTTCTTCTAGAATATTATTTATTGACATATAAAACGTTTAATAGTTATACACACAAATATAGATTTGTTTAATTATATATTAGGATTAGTTTGGGATCACATCGGTGAGTCCTATTAGTATCATCCAACAATTGATGTATCATATAATTCACTGGGCAAAGATGTGTTATACATCATTTGACAGTATAACCTGAGAGCTTTGATATTTGTGCCATCTGCTCTACTAACGGCCTGTGATAGATTGTTATTTACCACAGCTTCAACAAATCCACCGCTTTGGATGCCAATGTTCCACTTAGTACATAGGATAGAAGTACCTATATTAACAATGTGATTAATGTCTTCTACTGTTACTACGCCTTGAACCGAACTGATATTGTCATTTACATATTGTTCAACAATACCTTTTACTACTTGAATTTTTTCGTAAATTTCCATATTATATTTGAGTTTTTGAGTTTCCTGTTAATTGAATGTACATTTCAATGGCTTTTTTAAGCCCTTTGAGTTTATTCATCGTAAGTTCATTAATTCCAGCAATACGAGCTTGTTTAAGTAAGTCATCATAGAGATAGCCGTCATACAAACCATAGACCATATTTACCAAACCAAAATCTTTACCTTGAGCCTCTTCAATAACTTCGCGTGTCATTTCCATCATTTCTGAGGTGAAACAATCATGTCTGTTAAAATTTTTATACATATCTTTTACCTTTTAAATACTCTACTAATATACCAAAAAAAGCCCACATAAAAAAATGTGGGCTCTATTATTTTTAAAGAAGTTACGAACAATCTTTATTCTTATGTTTATTTTTTCGAGTATAATGCTTCTTACTCTTATACACATTACCTCTCATAGCTTGCCATATCTCTTGTATAGTAAACTGAGTTTGTTGTAATTTATGTTCTTGCTTTTTCATATCTGTATCTTTTACCTTTTAAATACTCTACTAATATACCAAAAAAAGCCCACATAAAAAAATGCGGGCTTAATTATTTTTAAAAAGTTTTAAGTTATCCGTGTTTTTTAACTATTTTCACTAATTCATCAAGTGATGATTTAACATAATCGCTAAAATCTGCATGTAAATCTTCGTCAGCGTCTAATGGTGCATAATCTTTCCACTCAGTGTATTTAGCAATAAAAGCTTCACTTGCATCGACAATCTTTTTAATGTCCGATTTCGCGTAGTCTTTTCCATAATAGCTATTTGGATCTACATCCATTCTTGCAGTCTCGTCTGTAAAAGGATTTCTAATATCTGTACCTTGATAGTCAAATGTAAATGCTTCAAATGTAGTTAAATGTTTCATTTCTTTTCTTTTCTTTTTCTTCTTCTTGTATTCTTCTTCTGCGTCGCCTGATCCAGCTGGTACATCGCCCGATCCAACTGTACCATTATTTGGTAAAACTACTGGACCCATACCTGTTAAATTAGCAGGGGTTATGTTTTCG